CATTGAATCTCATCATGTCAACATTCCAGCTGGAGCATTCTTCACAAACTCTCTCTTTATAGTCGCTGCCGCTAAGTTGTATTCTGGTGACGTTGCTACATTGTACGAAAAGTATTATGAGGTTAACGGAGGACATGAATTCGATGAACTTTAATAAGCGCGAACGGAGAGGAATACTAGGAAATGGTAGTAAGCCAACAGCCTATGATGTCCGAAGAAGCGACCCTTCATACATTGGTGATCTTCTCACTGGTAGTTGTGGTTGGAGTCTCTTGGTCACTAAGGTCCATTTCAAAATTGTTCACTCTGTGTATACAGATCAAGGTGATTACTTCGTCCTTGAAATGAATACAGAGCATGGCATCACCACGTGTAAGGTGAAGACCGATCCAGAAGGGTATGTTATTGAGTATTCACTAACAAAGGGCCGACTGAAAAGGACTGAACCCCTCACCAAACACAGAGATGATGGAGGCTACTTTGACAATTAGCCTAATCCTGGATGTGATACAAACCTATGACTGGTTTGTGTTTCTGTCTGGAGTTTCCTTCACTGTCGCAATTTACTTTGCCGTTAAATGCATACGTAGTTGTTTCAGGTTGATGGATTTAAAGCGTTACTTATAGCGCTTGAGTGTTTGTGGGAGCACACTTTAAACAACTCCCCTTGCGTGAATACGCTAAAAAATCTGGAGGATAGATTGAGTAAGCTAGAAGGCACGCTCGAATTCAAAGACGAGACACGTGACTACTTTTTAGAGGAGGTAGATCCAGAGGCGTATCTCGCAACTTTGAGTATCGAGTCGCGACGAAGCGTCGAAGCTACCTTAGCTCGCACTAGGACTGGGTTCAGCACTGATTTAGTGACTCCGTTGATCGGGAAATCAACTGAGGATAAGGATGAAGCCCGCAGATTCATTCGAGATCACATGTTGGACGCGGTAACCAGAGATTTAGGTGCGAGAATGAAACCACTGTTAGATGCGGAGGTTACTCAGGCCAGTAAGGTCGGACCACTGTCGATCATGTTACCATTCCAGCAGAGGAAACCCGACCTACTCAAATACTACTGTGTTCCTAAAGTTAGTTCTAACTTTAGGTACATTGAGATGGCATTTGAACGCATTAAGCAGCGACTTCCACGAAATCTAAAAGCAACTAACGTTGATGAAGCCTTCAAAGCCATGCCAAGAGGTACTAATCTTGGCGCCCCATTCTTCAAGAAGAGTTCTGATTTATATCCCGAATTAATCAGGATGACAAAGATGATTGAGAAGGATGGGTATACGTCGCATCAATCCAAATACCCTTGCTTACTGTATTGGAGAGGCCAGGCTGCTGGCTTCGACAAGCCCGTTAAACAACGGGCCGTATGGGGATATCCCCATGTAATAAGTTTACACGAAGAGCGGATCATGATACCAATCATCAAGGAAATGAAGAAGTTGCCTGAGTTCGCCGCTTTAGTGTCAGACGAGGCCGTAAATAAAGAGATTTCAACATTGCTTAAACACCCTAATCGGAAGCAGTCAATTGATTTCTCTTCATTTGATCAATTCGCAAGACCGATGACTGGTTACGTGTTTGATCTAATACGTGGTATGTTTCGCAAGAGTGATTGGCGCCTAATAGACTACATACAGTACGAGTTCGAGAACATACCCCTACTCCATCCAGACGGCATCTGGTATGGGGAGCATGGTGTACCATCTGGAGCAGGACCAACAAATTTCTGCGATAGTATGGTGAACTGGTTGATAGCTGAGGCTTTCGCCATTTATAAAGGGATTCGTCTCTTAAAGGCCACGTTTCAAGGCGATGATGGGGTGTACTTGTATTCCGAGGATATCGATTCGAATGAGTTAATCGAATTCGTTAGAACATTAGGAATGTACGTGGGTTTTGACAAGGGTGGTGACAACGCTAATGTTGTGTTGTATCTTCAAAACGTGCACATGTCCGAGTATAAAGTGCATGGACTGAATGTCGGTGTAAGACCAATGGAGAAAGCTCTATCCGGTATGATGGGGTTTGAAACTGCGCGCGATAAAACTTGGCGTCCGGTCGATACAACTCTAAGGTGGCTTCAACAGGTGGAGTCACTTAAGTATCACGTGTCTTTTGAAAGAGCTGCGCGACTCTTGTACAATAACGATCGTTTACTTAGACAGTTCAACATAAGGGAATTGATTTCCCTAGCTGGAGGGTTAAGTGAGCTCGAAGCCAGGCAGAAAGACAAGAGTTTTCCATATGGAAAGGAACCTCTCTCAAACTTAGCGAATTTCGCTATCGTTAAGGTTCTGGATAGGATGAGGAAGCAACTTCATGGTAGAGAGGACCCACGCGGTGACTGGTGGACGTAAGTCCAGGGCTGGAG